GCCAAAGGAGCTTATAAGCCCCTTGTAAGCCCCTTATGAAAGGCTTCTTCCACTTTTCCGTATCGGTAAATCTTTTAGCCATGTTTTTTGATTAATAATTGATGAAATCGGTATTTAAAACTCTATTTATCTTCCCTAAATTTTTATCAGAAAGGGAAAATGTCCTTTGTTTAAAGACAGAATAAAGAGTTGCATACGGAATTTCGGTTTTATCGGAAAGCCACGCTAATGTGCGCTCGATGTCTTGAAGATGCTGTAAAACCTCATCTCTTACATCAATTTTAGTTTCTTTTTCCATAATGATTTTTTGATTATAGCACAAAGTAAATTGTATTTTTTCAGATTGCAAAATATTTTTTTGTTTAAAAAATTTAATTATCTTTGTTTATGGAAAATAAAGAACTAATCTATGAAATGGCAAAAAGACTAGATTTAATCATAGAAGTTACTAAAAATGACGTTTATCAAGGAAGATATAAATTCATAAACAATAAACTACATAAACTAAAAGAAGATGAAAAAGAAAAAATGCACAGGATGCAACAAATCAAAGACCCTAGATTTATTTAACAATGACAAAAGAGCTACAGATGGAGCGACAACAAGATGTAAGGAATGTATGGCATCTTACAAAAGAAATAGAAAAAAACAAGAAATAGTAGCTTACATATTTGCAGATTAAAAAATTAATTATGAATAGTACGATAATTCGTAAAAAGAAAAAACTAAAATGCGGTTGTTTTGATTATGCTTTCAGTAATGGTAGATGCAAGACTCATGCGACTATTGAGGACACTGCAAAAAGAGTTATCAAATACAGAAATCAAGAATTAAACGAGAACAAGGAAGAATTGTGGGAATGGTTTAAGGAAAGAAGAAAAGAAATGAAGGGTGAAGGCGCAATTCAAGTTCAAGAAGGTCAATTGGCTGAAAGGGCTATTTCTGGTGACATTAACTTTACTCCTACTGAATTAAAGATACTTGCCAATGCAGCCAAGCGTTCTGCTGAATACACACAAAAACAATATGAACGAAAATTGCAACACATGGCTGGCGATAAAGAAACTGCTGGTTTAGTGCCATATTTTGCAGTTCCAGCAATGAGTCCAATGAATACAACTACTGGAAATGTTAATAATGGCGGTTGGTCTGTTAAATCGGTGAAATAATGGCTGAATATACTGTTGTTGCCCCTGATGGAAAAGAAATAACTTTAGAAGGGCCTTCTGGTGCTTCTCAAGCGGATATTATTGCCCAAGCACAAAGGCTTTACCAGCCAACTGCAAAACCATCTCCATCAGCATTTGAATCTGCAATTGTTGGTGGTGGCAAAGGCGTTATAGACCCTGCTTTAGCTTTAGCTGAATATGCTGGCGGAACACCTGCTGAAATATCACAAAATATTCAACAGCGCATGAAACCATTTCAACAAGCAAACCCAACTGCATTTGGCGCAGGTCAATTAGGCGGTGGATTTTGTGGTAATTGTCCTACGCTAATTGCGTATTGAATTGACTCTGGTAAATCAGGGTTTCCTTCAATAGTTGCGCCATCTTCGTAAACTATTTTTTCGCCTTTGCCAACTTTTTGACCTTTCATTCTTTCTGCATAAGCAGTTTGAATCATTTTTGGCGCATTTGGGTCTAATGCAGCAGCCATGCGTTCTTGTGAATTTGTTGCATTTGCATAACGCTGTGCAATTTCCATTTGTTTGCCACGCAAAGCGGCAGCTAATTCTTGTTGTTTTGTATCTAAATTAGCATTAGTTAATCCACCAATAGCAGCATTAATCATAGGCAATGCTTGTTGCAATGCAGAAGGGGCAACATAACGACCACTTATAACTTGACCTTGTGGTTGGTTAAAAGCCTGTCCTGTCAATAGGTTAGCTAATGCCCTTTGACGCTGTAAACCTAATACTTCTGGGTCAGTAGATAGAAATTGAAGGTCTGTTTGTGTTGGTTCTGCCATGATTATCCCTGCTTTAGTAAACTAGCCAATGAAGCTAAATCAGGCTTAGTGTTTTGAATTGATTGTTGTGGCGCATAAGTAAATGGGTTTTGATTTCCACGAACCACATTAAGCAATTCTGAACCCATAGGATTTGCACCTTGAGCTAATTGACCCAAAGATTTAGACAATCCAGAGCCAGCGCCTTGTTTAAGAAGTTTAGCTAAATCTGTGTTTGTAGTAGTTGCTGTAGTGCCAGCAATCGTATCAGGTACACCACCAAAATTTACAGAAGAGGCAGGAATTGGTCTGCCAAAAAAGTCTGTAGCTGGAAGTCCATTAGGGCCAGCAGCATAACTTGAACCTATAGCACCACCACCTTCTAAACCTGTTCCTAATACTGTGCCAGGTGAAAGTGCGCCTGACATTCCAATACTTGTTCCCTCTGCTGCGCCAGCAGCAGGCAAAGCAGGGTTTAATGAACCAAAAGTTCCACTACTTCCACCACCTAAATTTACAGCAACATCAGGAGCAGCAAGAACCGCATCAGCACCAGCAGTAGTTGTTGTTGCCAATGGCACAACTTCACCAGTTACAGCATTTACGGCTGGAATTTGTAATGTTTCAGCAGCAACAGCAGGCTCTATACCAGCTTCAGCAGCTAAAGCCATAACTTCAGGAGCATAAGCAAGAGCAAGACCGCCAGCAGCTAAACCACCAACAGTAATCCAACCACCAGGTATTTGATTGACACCTTTGTCTACCTCTGCTAAAGCGTTACCAATAGAAGGCCCTGGGTCAATAGAAGCTAAAGCATCACCAATTCCACCAAAAAAACCACCACCGCCACCTCCAAAAGGGGTGCGTTTTAAATCCCAAGTCCAGCCAGAATGTTTACTCTTAAACATATTAACTTGTTAAATAACTATAAATGTCTTTAATTCCTGTGCCAGCACTAGAAATTAATCCAGGGTTAGCAGCAAGACCTAAAATACCAGCAGAACCTAAACCGTAAAGTCCTGCGGTTTGATTTGTAGCTTGACCTAATGCAGCATTTTGCGCTGCAATATTAGCGTTGGTTTGAGTTTGTAAAGCGCCCATGTAATCAGGCCCAGCAACAGCAGCTTGTTGTGGTGCATTAATAAAGCTAGGTGTAGCCAAAGATTTAATTTGACCAGCTTGTGTACCTTGCAATTGTTGTGCTTGCAAACCAGTATTCATACCTTGGATTTGTGCGCTAGTTAACAAGTCATTTTGACCTTGTTGGAATGTACGCATAGCATTGTTATAGGCTTGTGTTCCTGGGACAATACCTTGATTTGCAAGGTTAGAAGCCTGTTGCTCTGCGGATTGCGCCATTTGTGGCTGTAATCTACGCATAATAGCTTGGCTATAGTTTTCACCAGGGTTAATGCCATACATAGGATTTGCTTGGCTTTGTTGCAAATTTTGCAATGAAGATTGTGTAAGCGCTTGTAATTCAGGGCTTAAAGACTGAGTAGCAGTCCATGTAGGATTGCCTTGAGCATCAGTAGCTTGAGTGTAGTTTAAGTTGCCATAAGGGGTAACTTGGTTTACACGATTAGCTTGCGCTGCTTGTTGTGCGCCAGATAAATTGCCAAGTGTTTGGGCTTGTGCAGCTTGAAAATATGGGCTTGAAGTACCAGCATACGGATTAGCCGTATTGGTATTAGCGCCTTGCGAAAATGTTGAACCTGCTCCCATTACCTTCTCCTTATGCCCATTTACAATATTCTGGGCGCATCTCTAATATCACCAAATCCCCGTCATCATGTGCGTCAGGAATAGTGGCAACATCTCGAAAACCAAGGTGTCGGTCTAGTTTTAGGGCTTTTGTATTACTCCCTGCAACTGTGCCAATTATAACCTTTAATTTCAATGTGTTAAAAGGGTAATCAAAGACCTTTTTAAGAAAATCTTTGGTAGCCCAATGCTCACCTTCCGACCCTACATGAATCATGCAAGATTTACCATAAAACCCACAAAAAACTACTACTGCTCTAATCTCATCGTTTAATACTTGCCCAATGTAATGTGCATCAGGCGATGTTGGCATCTTATGTTTAATAGCCCAGTCTTTAAGACTTTGCTGATTAACAAGAATCAAAGCACTCCTCCTGGCTCCATTACATAGTCAGTTGAAGCCCAATGCAATTCAATTCCAGAAGAAGCTACGTTAATGTTTACTGAGCCACTAAAACCTAATCCTGTTACGCCTTGCCAAATCTTTGTAGTTACAAGTTGTCCACCCCAGTTTGCCTGGTCCCATTTAGCTACATCCCATTTGCCTACTTTTGAAGCATTAGGATTAAAAGCTATTTGATTGGTTAATGGCTGAGTATCAAAGTCTATGCTAATACCGCATAAAACAGTCGGTATGCCGTTATCTGTTTGTAGAATAGGGCGCACTAAGGTAAAGCGCTTTAACTGCCCTGGAGAGTCAAAATAGCTATATGCTTGTTGTGCAGTTGCAACAATGTTTGCGCCATTGTCTGAAGTGGTGTCATAAAATTTGCCCACATAACCATCACCACCAAAGTGCATATCGTTATCGCCAGACACTTCCCAGCAATAGCCTTCAATGCCTGTAAATCTAGCCCATGATTTAGTAATGGTGTGCATTACATACTGCTCCATTCCCGAATTTGTAGGAATAGACAAAATAAGCATATTTTCAGAGGCAAAATAGTTAATCTGCCAGCCAAAGTTGGCAAAATACAAAGTAGCTGCTTGGCTTACAGCATAAAAAATCTTGTCTGTTAGGTTTACACGAGGGTCTAATCGGCTAGATTGCAATGAAGAAGCTAATGGCACTAATCCGTCTTGAGTTAGCAATAATAAGTCACCAGCCCATTTAAAAAAGCATCTGCGGTTAAAGGTTTGACCCATTTGCCAAACGCCTTTAAGTAGCCATTGTTCCGCTATATTGGGGTCTGTGCCGTTATAAACAATTACTTCACCCATGCTGGTAACAAATACCGCATAGTCATCAGCGCCTTGTCCAGCATCCAATGTCCAAGTACCCATAGCTTGCAAATAACCTGAATTACGGGCAATTCCACCAAAATAAAGTGGCAAAGCAGCGCCACCAATAGAATTTACATCTAAATACCAGCAAGTTAATGTGTCTTTTTCAGTAAAGAAAAGGCGATTTTTAAACAAGTTTACATTGATAAATTTGCTTGAATCTACACCTGTAATGCCGATTGTTGTATATGTGCCTACTACTGTAGCGTTAGCAGCAGGGGTAGAAGCCATTGTGTATTCAAATGTAGATACACCAGTTACATTGATTACATAAGTGCCGTTATATTCGCTAGAAGTAGCACCTGAAATAGTAACTCTATTGCCATCAATCAATCCATGAGGTGCTGCGGTAGTTAATGTAGCTACTGCGCCTGCATGAGTAATACTGCTAATAGTTTGTGCAGTTGTCGTTGTGGCAATATAAAACCAGCGTGTACCATCAAATACCATTGTAGGGTCTTGACCGTTACAAGCTACTAAAAAGTGTCCTGCTGAGTTGGTAATATTAACGTGCTGAAATTTATCGCTAGTAATTCCTGAGAAAAACTCTACTGCGGTAGCAGGTTTAGCATCATAAATCTTGCTTCCAGCAGCAGCAAATAAGCGATAGCCTTCAGACAATGACGAATCTGTGTAATTCATCAAAGAATGGACTTTTCCTGTAATTCCAGTAGAAGTCTTTGTAAAGCCTTTTCTTAGCGTAACATCGGTAGGAGTTGGGAAAAAATTGATTAACTGCACCGCATCTAGCGGCTGCATATTAGCCAATGAATCCCTAGCGTTCCAACCACCAATAGGTGCTGCAAGGCTAGTTGTGACGGCTGTACGCCCTTTTGCTTGTGCCATTATGAGCCATAGCCTGTATCAGGGATATTGGCATAACCAATAAGCACTTTAGATGGATAAGGAGCAAATGACAAGTTAGCCGCACCTTTATCGTTAGCTTTGGCTACATTCAAATAGCGGAAATAATCTTGTTGCAATGCAGTAGTATCAAATGATTTAATTTGGAAATACTTTAGCTTAGTAGCTAAAACCATAATACGGTCATCTAATACAGTTGTGTCTGTGTCGGCTGTAAAGCTATTCTGAATAACTCCAGCAGCGCTTCTTGCCCAGCCTTTGCTACGGTATTCCCAACCTAAATACTCATTGGTATTCATTGGAGGCCATACTTGGAATTGGTTATCCAAAATACGCCAGCGAATACGAGGGCCGGTTGAGATATAACCAGATTTTAGCCATTGCCATTGTTGAGCATCTTCAGGCCCTAATGCTTCCCAATGCTTAGTTTTGTCCCATTGGGTGCGGTCTGTAATGTTTTCAAAGTCAGCAGGCAAATCATAAGCAGTTTGCGCCAATACAATAGCGCCTGTGCCTGTGCCTGAAGCCATTTGTGACATGGTAATAACTTGACCAGATACGCTTACAACCTGTGTATCTTGGTTAATATTTGAGCCTGTAATGCCCCATTGCTTACTTACATTGGTGAGGTCTACACCATCTTCCACGGTCAATAGTAGTGAGCCATTGACCGAGGTAGCATTACAGTTAATTGCTTGTGTGTAGAAACGATATTGCACTTGTAAAGCCTGCCAGTCATACTCTTTTACGAGGTCATAACCAACACCATTCATCAAGGCTAAAATCTGTTGCACATCCTGTGAGGTGTTTCCAGCCACATAGGTAGGCACAGCAAGGTTTAGCTCTGCTGCGGTTTGCTGTACGAGTTGCAACATCGTTTGGGACATATTAGGCCTCTGCTTCTACTTTTGGTTTGCGTTTTTTAGGAGTCTTTTCCGCTACAGCCGCAAGTATCGCTGACATTTGCTCTTGCATAGCAGCCAGCTTCGCCTCTGTTTCTGCCTTGATTTTATCATTTTCTTCACGCAATGCTTGCAATTCTGCTTCTCTTTGTGCTACTTCTGCGGAATCATTGGCTAAATTCAAGAAAGCCTTGGCTTTTTCACGGAAAGAATGAGGTGACATACCAGCTACCATACCAATGCGTTGCATTTGTTGGTCTGAGCAGTTAGCTACTGATTCAACGGTAGGGAATTTAAGCCCACGCAATTCTTCAGCTTGGCTACGGGTTACTAAAGGCCATTGCTCAATCGGTGTGCCTACAAAGTCTTGATGGTCGCCTACTTTATTCATGTAATGCGCCCATTGGCGTGGAAAACGGGCTTTATGGGACTCATTAGCGTATGTATCAATTTCGCTTAAATTGTCGCCAGGCACCATAATCCGAATAAAATCAAATTCTTTAAAAATCGGTCTGCCTGCTGCAATAGACTCATCTTCTTGCTTCATAGACCGTTTATAGAATGTGACTGCTAAGTTTGAATCTGCGCCTTGTGTATCGCTTGGTAGTGCCATTTGTAAATCTCCTAAGTGGTTAGGTTTATACGGGTTAAACAACAAAAAAAGGGACTGCCCCTTGTGAGGACAATCCCTAGATTACTACTAAATATTCAATTTAAAAGGGGTAAACCTATTAAACAGAAGTAGCTGAGAACCAAGCATAATCGCCTGATACCAAAGCTGTTGCTGGTGATGTGTAAGAACCAGCAGAACCAGTTGCTACAAATGTAGAAGCATTAATTGAGCAAGTAGCTGTAGAAGCAGTAATAGCTGCACCAGCTTGTGCAAAAACATAACGCTTACCATCAGAGGCAAATGTTTCAGTAGCCAAAGGGCCAAATGTTGGGACTTCGCCAGTAGGATAGACTTTAGTTAAGTCAACACCAGCAATCGGGAGAGTTGTAAATGCCATGATAATTTCCTTTAATTTAATGAGTAGACAATTAATAAATAGGGGTTTCCCCCTATCTATTAGGTTGTCAACAAGCCTTGTAGGAAGCTGTTAGAGGTTGTCAAGTTACCAGCCCAACCGTAGAGCTTCACGATTGCGTCTGGGTTAATTGCTTGACGCTCGCCACCGATAGGTACAAAGTTACGCTCTTTGTGTGGGCGCAAGAAAATGTAGTTTGTGTTCAACAAATACATATATGTTGCTGTTTCTTGTGAGCCATAACCACCACCCAATACCACGTCAGCAGATGTACCGCCACCGTAGAATTTGAGGGAAGCGAAACCAGAAGCGCCTGATTCCTCAGAAGCGATACGCTGGATAGCTTGCAATGCGCCAACATAATATTGGTACATTGTGTTGCCAGCTACGATAAGGTCAGCTTTGTCTGTGCCACGAATTTGCTTGATAGCAGCTTCGGTCATTTTAGCCAAAATTGTGCCTGAAGTAGCGCCAGTAGTGATTTGGTTTTGCCAGAAAGTCCAGTTAGCACGGTTAATACCACCGTATGTGCCAGAAGTAGGAGTAGCGGAAACAGCAGCAGCCAAACCATCAAGGTTCTTACCACCGTTGCCTGTACCATCACCGTACAAGTCACCAGAAATGCGGTTCAACAAGCGAGCTTCAGAAACTTGCATACGACCATCTAACAAGTCGATGATTGCTTCTTTAGAGCTGTTCTGTAACATTTCTAAACCAGACATTGTTACTGAGTCAGCATACTGAGAAATCTTATACTGAGCAGCAGAAATTGGGCTGTCTGGAGCAATGTTCAACACTTCGTAACCGCTATATGAGTTAGCGTTGTTAGTGTTAGGGTCGTTATACATAATTTCTTCAAGAATTACGTTACCGCCTGAGAATGGGCGTACATTGCCCTTCTGGTTCAAGCGCTGAAGAATTGCGTTGTTTTGTGTTAAGTTGTCTGCCAACTCACCGCTACGACTTTGAATAGTGGTAGCGATAATATCGGTAATTGCGCTATTTGCGAAAGCCATGATATATCCTTAGTTAAAAAATCGCCAAAATTGGCTAGTTAAACCCTACGACTCATTGCTTCTCCTAATTGCTCGGAGATTAGTGAGCGTCTATCCTTTTTATCGCCAGTTTTACTCACTTTTCCACTAGGAGTAGTGGATTTAGGACTTACCGCTGCCGCCTTAGCCTTCGCTACTTGCTGTGCTTTGATTGCCGTCTGTTTGGCATCTCGCAAGAGTCTATCTTGCTCTAATGCCCATACATCGTCATTCATACGCACGGCTTTCTTGTAGGCCGTTTCTAGGTCTTGGGCTTTCCCTAGCTCAAGTAGTTGAGCCATTTCTTCCCTTACCACATCAAAATGCGGAAACTTCTCCACATCACTTCTAACACGCTCAATCTCACTAGATAGACGAGCTTGTTCTTCCTGCTGGAATCTACCTTTAATAGTAGAAACCTCTTGATTCACCTGGTTTAATTGGTTCATCAGTTGTTGCGTGTAAACGTCATGTTGCGGTGGTGCTGCAAACTGACCTTCATTATTTAATTGTAAGCCATAATCCGATGCAAGTCTTTGAAACATAGCGACTTTTTGGTCATACGGTGCTTTTGTCAAAATCATGTGAGCACGACCAAGATTATTAATCCATGCAGCAGGGCTAATATTTTGTGCTTGCAATTCAGGTACAAATGGTGCAATAGCTTCTTCGTAAGCCTTGGCTCGGTCAGCTTCAGCTTTATAGGTGCTTACACCCTTCTTATATTCAGACTCACGCTGATTGGCATACTCGGCAAACTTAACAAAGTCCTCTTTGCTAATCTGCTCACCGGCTTCCATTTTGTCCCAAATTTGGACATACTCTTTTTTCCATGTAGAAGGGCGAGTTACAGGCTTGACTTCTTCTGCTGCCGCCTCCGCTTCATCCTTGTCCGCAAATTCAATAGGCTCAGCATCTTCGGTAGATTCTTTGTCGTCTTGTGCGCTAATTTCTTCTTTAGCGGATTCTGCGGCAATATCATCTTCCACCACAGCGATTTCTTTTTCGACTGGTGCATCAAGAGTGCCTTCCTCAGCAGCTTCCATAGCTGCCATTAATTGTTCTCTGCGGTCTAACTGTTCTTCTGACATGGTTTCTCCAAGTTGTCGGATTATTTGTAATTTAGCTTCTGATACACTTGCTCCGCAATATCCCTTTTACGGGCTTCTTTGGATTTAGTGCTCATATCTACTTGTTTGTGCTGCATTGGTACATCATTACCCAACTCAATCATGCGATGTTGTTTAAGGTGACTACGGTGCTGACTACGGCTTTTAATCCATGTGCCATCTACTTGGCTTACATAACCATCAATGTCTGACATAACCATTGCGGTTTCTTTTGGGGTCATTTCTAGCTTTTGTTGCCATGCTTTGTCGGCTTCTTTGGATTTAGTGCTCATATCTACTTGTTTGTGCTGCATTGGTACATCATTACCCAACTCAATCATGCGATGTTGTTTAAGGTGACTACGGTGCTGACTACGGCTT